CGATTTTACTTGAGATTGTTGGCTCGTTTATAGGCAACCTTCCCGGTATTGATATTGTTGGGACAAATGATGACGATCAGGCAAAGGCTCACGTGCTCAAAGAGCTTAACGATTCTGTTATGTACGTGAATAATGATTGTGAGGCTGAGTTTAAGAAAGCTTTCCTAACTGCGATTATTGCCCGTCGTTCTTGGATTAAGCAAGAGTGGAGGTTTAACAATCGCGGAGTTGGCAACATAATCATTGAGTTTTATAATTCCTTTATCAAACATGACACATCTTCAACACGGTGGAGCGACACACAGTTTCTTTCCGACACTGCATGGCTTACTCCTGAGCAAATAATCAGAAACTATGCCCGTGGTAAAAGTGATTTGGAAGCAGAGATAAAAGAAAAATCGCTTACCATTTTCGGAGAAAGCGAAAAGAAGAACAAAGAAATTGCACGTTGGTATGAACTTCTAACCGGTTCCGCAATGAGCTATAAGGGCGACGAGAAAGGTTTTGACTCACAAGATTTTAAAAACGAATGGGATGCGCACGGTGTTTGGCACAGACGCGAAAGTAGAAGATTGAAAGTTGTTGATTTTTATGAGAAACGTTATGAGAAAACAAAAACTTTAATTGATCCGCAAACTTTTAAACCTTACGATGTGACCGATTTTAGTGATGAAGATTTAACTGCGATAGTGCAATCTTACCCAATACAGCCGCGTATAAAAGAAGATTACACAGAAAAAGTTTATCAAATATCTGTTGTGCCGGGGATAAATGTAAAACTGTTTGAAGGGTTACAAGAAATACAGAACGGAAATTTTAAGTTTACAAAAATAGATTGTTTCGACTTCCACCCGGATCAGCTTGAAACAAAATCAATTGTTGATAACATAAAAGACGGCGTGAGAAGTAGAACGTTGCTGAAGAATACTAATCTAACCTACATCATGCGAATGGCTCACGGCGGGTATTTGGCTGAAGAAGGGCTTGCAAAAGGACACACCGGATTAAAAGAACTTGATTCAAATAAAATTGGAGGCGTTACATACGTCCCAAATGGTTCTATTTCGGGCAATCGGATTAAAGAAAAAACCGTCCCGAATCCAAACATCGCTATAGAAAGATTTAACGAGCAAGATTGGGAAGAAATTCAAACTGTTTCCGGTTCAACAGCTAACAGCAGGGGCAAGCAAGAAAGTTCTTCTGAGAGTGGAAAGTTATTTCAGAAACGTGTTGAGCGCGGGGCTGTACTGCAGGAATGGGTAAACAGTAATTTTCAAAGCGCGTTGAAGATAATTACTCAAAACAATATTTACTTGATTCAAAACAACATGACTGAAGATAGAGTTGTGCGCTTACTTCGTGACGAAAATAAACCGGAATTTATGACAATAAATAAACGTGTACTTGGACAAGTTTTGAACGATGTGACTGTAGGTGATTTTGATGTCGAAATTTCTCATACAGCTTTTGGACGTGAAGCAAAAGAACTTGACCGGGAAAAAGAAGGAGAGGTAATTTCAGTATTGATGCAGCTTAACCCGGCTTATGTTCCGGCGGCAACCATTGTGAAAAATAGCGGAATAAAGAGTAAGGACGAGTATTTGGCACAAATTGAAATGGTTGACCAGCAAACAGAACAAGAAAAAACTATTGCTGAAGAAGATTTAAACCTTAGACGAGAAAGTACAATTTTACAAAACCAACAAAGCAGACTGAAAGCGCAAGAGCTTCAGAACGATGTCGGTTTTGATATGTTACTTAAAGACGCAATTGGATTTTAACATTTATCAACCAACTTAGGGGGGAAACCCAAAATGAAAAAAATAGCTGTACTTATAACACTTCTGTTGGTTTTATCTGTATCTGTACAAGGACAGGTAACACTAAACGTAAGTTCTTTCCGTGCCGATGCGAACGGGGTAGAATTCCCATTTCAAGGCGCCATTGATACTGTAGGCGGGACTTATGATTCGCTTGCCTCGGGTTTGTTTGACATAAGAGATTATGACGGCTGTGATAGCTTGGACTGGTCGTGTTTAGTAGTGTCTGATACCGGCAACGTGAAATTTACTTTACGTTTACTTGGGTCTGATTACAGCACTTCTATTGCAAGCGCGGTAGTATTAAAAACAATACTTTCAGCAAGCACAACCGAAACAGAACAGGGCGGATCGTTTTCACTTTCCGGGATAAGAAAAAAATATATGTGGCTGGATATTGAGCAAACAACCGGGACGGGCAAAAATGATGACGCGACTTTTAAGGTTAAGCTGAAGCTGCCGAAGCGGGATTTTTAAAAGCTTTTTTTAGCTTGTTTGGTAGTAATTAATTAAAGAGTACAAAAAATGGAACCTATATTAAAAGTTGATACAGTTGAGTTAACTGCTGAAAGAATTCACAAAGAATTTGAACAGTCAATCGCCCTAAAAAAGTATTTGGTTGAACAGCGGAATACTGGACTGAATAGAATGAACCCGAGCGGAATGACATTACTTGTACGGAAATATGGTAAAAAGATGTCTGAAGCTTTAGAAAATTACTATACAGAGGCTTTTGGTATAAAAATAATTTTAGAAAAATAAAACAAAGGATAAAACCAATGTTCAAAAGATTAAAAGCAATAGCCCCTTTCTTCTACTCACCGGAAGGAGCTAACGAATCGGGCAAAACCGATGAAAAAATAATTGACGGCGCGGATAAAACCGAAACCGTTGAAACAGACGTTGAGACAATTGAATCTCACGATTCCGCAACAGACAAAAATACCGAGCCGGACCCGGAATCACTTGAAGGTATGGAGATTGAATTAGAAAAAGCGAAAAGCAAATTATTCGATCCGGGCAAAACCGGGGAGAACAAAACTGATGATAGCAGCAAAGAAAAGCCCGAAGCTTCGGGACAAGCGGGTAAAACCGAAAAGGACAATTTGGGTAAAGCTAAATTTGTCAAAGTTGATGACGAGTTTATCAACAAAGCTTCTGAAGAAGATAAAGAATTTTTGCAATCTATAAAGGGCGAGTCTTTAAGCGAAAAAGCAATTAAGATTCATGTAAATGCTCAAAAGTATATTAAACAATTAAAAGAGGGAACGGCAACTCCCGAAACTCTTAAAGCGGCTTCAACACAAGTTAAGCCAATGTCGAATGATCAAATTACCGAAGCTAAAAACAATATGATTTACAATCAGATTGCAGCAAGGTTTTCTGATTTTCCAAAAGAAGGTTTAACCGATCCAGAAGCGCGTGACGATTACGAAAGAGTTTTGTTTAATGAATCGCCGAGCAAACACAGAGAATTTACTAAACTGTTTGAGGACAGCGCAACACGTGTCGACCAATGGGAAAAAGGCTATCGTGATTTATCTACAACTTGGGAAGATAGAGCTTCCGCGCAGATTACGGCGGGCGTTGATACTTTTACCGAGGAGTTGAAGAAACACGGACTTTCTCCAAAAGATTTGGGGATTGAGTTTACTGATCAGTGGATTTTGCAAAACTTAATTTATAAGAATGATGGGAAGCCTGACGAAAACGTTGTGCGTTTTCAACACAATATCCCAATAGTTCTTCCAAATGCAGTCGGCACAAAACTTATTCAAAACTTTCTTCCGCAAATTATTGAAGCAACAAAAACGCAAGCGCGGAAAGAAGCTCTTGAGGGGAAGGAAAAGCTGACTCCAAATCCAAGTATTAGTAATTCAAATCTTAGCGCGAAAGATAAAATCAGCAAAGATACTCTCCTTGTTGATGATAACAGTTCGCTTGCAGAAATAGAAGCTGCTATTGAACAAGAAAAAGTAAAATTATTCGGTCCGGACGGTAAAGAACTTAAATAAAATATTCTTAGGAGATCGAATAAAAATGAAGAACGTAAATAAATCACTATTGTTTGAACTGCTTACAATTGTGTTCGCTTGCTTCGCAATTTATTTTGTGAGTGACGCGTTTGCACAAATGACTGTTGGATCCGGGGGGATTCTAATAGCTACTGTTGTAGGCGGTCTTTACACACCCGACATGGTTCATTACAGAAAGTTAATATCTAAAAAAGTTAATAAAGAAATTTGGTATAAGGGGAAAATGTCCAAACTTCTTTCTGTTATTGATTATGACAAATTTGAAAAAACGGGCAGATATGCAGCCTTAAAAGATTCTCCAATGCCTAACGGCGGAATTATCAATTTGATACGCGATTTCAAATCTAAGAAAGGCGTTGAAATGGATATTCCAATGATTAGACCTTTGACCGGACACGGTAAAATTGGTTCGGCAAGATTGAAAGGAACTGGCGAAGCAAGAAAAATTTTCAATCAAAAGGTTGCAATTAATTTAAGACGCCACGCTGTCACTATCCAAGATAATGACATGTCTGTACAAAGCATTTTGGAAGATACTGAGCTTGCAACGATGTTGTTTGAAGATGGCGCGAACGATTTAAAAGATTGGTTCAGCCGTTTAATGCCTTTTGAATATATGTTCGGTTTGTTTAACGGTTATTCAGAAAACATTTACGATTCTGTAAATGGTTTGGGTACAAATTACGCAAGAAAATCACACCCGAACTTTTATGTACAGGGATCAGGTTTGGTTGCGACACCAGCGACAATGTCAACACCTTACACTTTTAACGCTGCTTATGAAACACAGTGTAAAACTGCTCTTGCGACATTAGCAGCAGAAACTTCCACGACAAAGTTCAAATATCAATCATTGCGTAACATGAAATATTTGGCTGTTCAGAAAAAAATTGCTCATGTTCTTTTCAACGGAATGGAAGTTCATTTTGTTTTCATAACAGAATCCCAAGCATGGCAGTTAAAGTCTGATCCTGAATGGATTAGTTTGTGGAAAGATGCAGCTGCCCGCGCGAAAGATAACCCGGCAATTAGCGGAATAATCGAAGGGTACATTGTTGATGGTTTGTACATCTGCGTTGACCCAACGATTCCTTCAGCTTATATAGACGGCGATGCTCAGTTTGTTGCCGCAGTTTCAACAACCGGCGCGACAACAGGCGTACAATACGGCGGAGTTGACAGCGATAACGTGCCGAGTTATATGGAAGATCCAAGAGACACCGGCCCAAGAAAACCGGCTATTCTTTTGGGTAAAGGCGCGATCCATGTTGGTGAAGGACGTGGTTTTGTTAAAACTGAAGAAGTTGACGATCACGATCAATGGATTGAACACGGCGGAAAAATGATTTACGGCGTCGCTAGAGCCGATATTATTGACGCTGATAACTATTTGGGTAACGGTGCCGGATTATTCTACGCTAACCAAAGTTCGTTATTGTACTGGACATATTCACCGGATTCAATAACAGTATAATTCTGTAAAATAAAATTCAATGGGGGAGTTTGAAACAAAACTCCCTCGCTTATAAAGATTACAAAGTTTAATTAAATAATGTAGGAGATAACAAATTGAGCGCAGGAAAAAAGTATAATTGTTCGGTGCCGGTGCAAGGAAGATCGTTTATGGACGAATACGATTTAACAGCCGCCGCCGCAGCCGCCCTTGAAAACGTTATGATTATCCCCGGAGCAAACGGGGCTGATGATAAAGTCTTGGGGTGGTATAATGGGAGTGCTGGTATTACAGAATCACTCTATGCAAATCTTCCAAAAGGTTCTGTCCTTTTTGATATACAGACAACAAACATCAAAATCAAAACGGGTGCAAGAGGTACTGACAGTTGGGAAGATGCCGCAGTTTCATAATAGTTCCATAATTATTTTTCACATGGGCGGAATTAAAACCTCCGTCCTAATTTTAACAACAAACCAAAGGATAAAACCTCATGAAACTTGTAAAACTTATAAAAGTTAACCCGAACAAGACCGAAGAAGAGATTGAAGTTAATCCGAAACATGTTGCGGACTTGCTTGAATTCAAACCGGTTTCGGGTATGACTTATAGACTCCCGGAAGGTGTGAATCTGGAAGATTATTTGAATGAAGTACAGGCGGGGAACGTAACCGGCGGGAATGGTATTCCAGTTAATGATCTGATAAAAAAATCTTTGTTTTTGGATAAGAATGAAGATGGAACTTTTAAAATGCCGGATGAAATATTTGCCGGGCATTATCTTGAAATGACGGGAAAGAAACCACATCACAGCGCGAAGAGAGAAAATCTTGTTGCTCAGTTGGTTGACGCTGAATTAGTTGTCGATGATTCAAAAAACGAAGATGATGAAACTGAAGAAATAGAGGAATAATAAACTTTGAGCCGTACATCAAACATATACAGCCGGGTAGTCCGCAATGTTCGAAAATATATTCCGGATTATACCGGCGCAAACAAGCTTGAGATTTATGAAGCGATGCAGAAAGCACAAAATGAAGTGATTGCTCTTTGCGGACTTGAACGCGAAATAACTCTCACAATGGTTTTAAACCAAGCTGATTATTCTCTTGTAAAAAGCAGTAAAAAAATAATCGGGGTTATATCTGAAATGATATTGCCTACAACCTGGGAAGCTTCACGGGACACAGACCACGGTGAACCGTTATCCGGGCAAGGGCTAACATTTATTCCAAATAAAAAATGGGGTGAATTGTTGGCTGCAAACGTTTCGGCGAGTAACCCGATTTATTATACAATCTTCGGCAATGAATTAAAACTTAACCCGGCTCCTTCAACTGCAGGAGAAGAAATTATTCTTTGGTGTACGCTTACCGGAAGTGATACCGAAATTGCGGCTGCTGTTGACCCGGAGATAGAGGATATGTTTGATTCCGCTATTGAGTACGGCGCAAGTAATGAGCTTGTTGACCACTTAACAGACAAATATGAAGTTTTGTTTAAACAAGAGATTCAAAACAAGGGTTACATTCCACACTTAAAACAAAACCGGGATAAGGTTGATCCGGTGGGAGATTGGTAATGAAAAAAGTTTTAGAAAGTGAAGTCGAAAAAATTATTGATACTTCTCTTATTCAATTCCAAACGATGGGATTAAAAACAACCGTTGTAACTTTAACGCTTCCAAATGGATTTGAAATCACCGAATCCGCCGCTTGCGTTAACCCGACTGATTATGATGTTCAAATTGGAAAAGAAATTTGTTTACGCAGGATAAAAGATAAAATTTGGGAATTGGAAGGTTATCGTAACCATTCTGAAAAGGAATAATTAAAAATGCCAACGCCGAAATTTGACAGAATAGCAAAAGAATTTATGAGCCGGATCGGGGATAATTTTGAGACGGAATTTATTATCGGCGCGGCAATGCCGGAAGGAGAGATATTATCGGCTGCGGATATTTCGGCTTATGTGAATAAGGCTTTGTTTATTCTTTTCAATTCCGAATGGGATAGGGTTGAAGGGGACAAACAAAGGTTTATAAACATCTTCCCGGAATTAGTTTTTCCTACACCTTCGGCAGTAAATTTAACAAGCGGGATTTATACAATAGCCGCAAACTATCTAGATTTTTTTGTTATTGTAAACGGTTTAACCGCCACAAACAAATTTATAAAAGTTTGGACTCCCGACAAATACGCTATGGTGAAGGGAAGTGTTTTTGATGAGTTGGTCCCAACGGCTGATGAACCTGTAGTTATACAAATTAATGAGAACAAATTAAATTTTTTCCCTACTACTTTAACAACGGCAACTTTGGTTTATATAAAACAACCTTTGAATCCTACTGATGGGAGTTTCTTAACACAAAACGGCACTTATGACAGTCCGTTTAATATTCAATGGAATTCAAAAATCGCTGAAATAGCTGAAAAGCTTTATAAGACTGATAGACAAATGGAGCAATAGAAATAAATGGCACTTTCAAAAATTTATACGCTGAAAAAAGTAAGAAGTATTTTGCAGAGATGGCTTAACGAATTGGATAAATCGAAACTTGATCCGACTATGGTTGACGATTTAATAAATCTTGCTACTATTGACACAGCCGAAATATTAAACGGCGCGAAGATTCCGGATTACGGCAAAACGGCAAATCTTTCAGACGCGGCTTCTTCACTTTCTACATCAATTGTAACAGGCGCTACTTATACAAACAGTACGCGCAAAGTTACGAAAACAACGCACGGTTTTACCTCAGCGAGTATTGGAAGAAGAATTGCCGCTTGGGTTTCAACTACCCGAATTGTTGTTGCTGAAATTGAATCAATTGTTGATGTAGATAATTTTATAACAACAAAAGCTCTTGGTGATGATGCTGCGGGGACTCTTAACTATGCCGTATTTTCTGCGCATTCCGGGCTTAATTTGGATTTATCAAGTCTCAAAATGGATAAGATAGAAAAACTTGTTGATTCTATAAATGGCGAAGTTCTGTTAACACCATCAAAACACTTTGATAATTTGGACGGATTTGATGAGAAACAAAGCAACATATTCTATTATCAGCATGGCGAAACAATATTTTTATATCAGGGAACTTCTGTTGCTTCAATAGGAACGCTTACGCTTCATTATTATGGCTATCCCGCGTTACCGGCGAGCGAAACAGATTATTTGGATATTAGAGACAAATATATTCCTTTGGTGATCGCAAAGGCGAAAAATTATTTATACGAGCATTTAGAAATGTCTGTGCCAAAAGAATTGTTATCGCAAATAGATCAAAAGACAGCTTCGATAAGAGGCTCCAATTTAGAGGAAAAGAAAGCAATTAAACAGGGTACTCATAACTAATGCGAAAATACCCGGTAGAAATATCAAATTTTAAGGGGATGCAGACTGGAATTGCTGACCCGGATATTAACGCGATGGATTATCTTCAGAATGTTGATACGTTTGAGGAGCCGGGAATTATTACGCTTCGTCCGCCGTATGAATTAAAATACGCGGCGCCTACTTTACCAACAAATTTTGAGTTGATGGGTTATTTAGGCTTTGCTCATTTTAATGATAAGCAAGCTGTTCTAACCGGGCAAGAAGTAACTTTGGCAGTTTGCGCAGGCGCGTTGACGGCGATTGATAACGGCGGGAGTCCGATTGTTTCCAATGAGTTGGAAATTTTACTTTATTACATAAGACCGTACTGGAATCCAACTACTCAAAAATGGGTTGATGAATGGCAGTGGCTGAATGATATTATTATCACAAAAGTAACTGTCGCGAGTGACGCTACTTATTCGAGTATGTTTAAAGTTTACGGGGGAAGTTCTCACGGTTTGGGGGATGATTCTGTTGATAAATGGACTTGCATAAATTTAACGCAGAATATTATTTCTCAAGTAATTACTTCAAAGGCTGATTCAGCGAATACAAGAATTAATCATACTCTTTATAGTTCTTCGTTTGTTGTTGATGATGTTATAATTTTTATGAAGAATTACATTCCGCTTACAGAACTTCAGGGAAGTTTCAATACGACTGATAAAGAAATTAATTTTCATAATATTCTGCATGATTTGAGAATAGGCTTTGGCGGTTACGAAAACCGTTTGGGTTTAGGAATTGGTTATAGAAAGAAATTTTTCAAGTGCAAAGAATTTGATTTTACAAACGTTCATTCTGATTTAACAGAAACAGCTTTAGAGAACTTTGCAACTATTGACGATGTAATTTTAAACCCATATTCATTTATACCACAAAACGCTTACGGGCTTGATCTTGTTGCTGTTGCCGGGACTTTGGTTGCGGGGACTAAGTATTTCCGTTTAACCGGGAAACTTGATGGATATGTTGACTGCCTACTTTATGAAGGAAGTTTGGAGGTTGACGGTACAAAAAATATTGAGATTTACCCTTATATAAAATTAGGGGCGCACAATAAAAGGATTACACATTTTTCTGTTTATTACGCTGAAGATGAAAATAGTAATTATTATAAAATAAAAGATTATGTATTAACTGCCGACACAATAACAAAAAGCGAATGGAAAGTAACTGAGAACGGATTTTTATATTTAGATGGTGTTGTCCCAGAATTACATAGTGAAAGTAATGCAGTTAGTATTAATGCTGATATAAATTCTGTAGGAAGCTGGAAAAGATATAGCAGTTTGGGGCAATCATTCGCTGAGTTTGCGACAACATTATCAATAAATACAGGGTCAGGTGCCCCTTCTACCTATTATTTTAATATTTCATCAACTTTAGGATGGAGTTACTCAGTTGATGTAAGGACAGGATATGAGTTTCCAGTTTCAGGGCTGAAAAAAAATACAAAATATAAATTAACTGTTTATTTGAAAACAACGAAAAGCGGCGGCAGTACGGCATACGCTTTTTTTTCAAATGATGATAACAGGTCAACACTATATCCTCAGAGTGAATCTCAAATAGGCACCTCATTTGCTGAAAAAGTTTTTATAGTTGAAACAAACGATTCAGAATTACCAACAAAGATAGTAATTGCTATAAACTCAATTACGATTGAACAGTTGGCAATTGATAACTTTTCATTAAAACAAGAAGCCGGGAGTGAATTAACTCCAACTACCGACTTAGGTTCCGAAATATCCGCAGAGATGGGTTATGTACCTACTTTACAAATTGTAAGAAGTTGGGATATGTGTGTTGTCTTAAACTTCCGGGCGCATTATTTGAATCCGTACATTGCGCAGGATGGACGTTTGGAAAATTTTATTCTTCGTTCAAATATTTCGGGTGGGAATATCTCCATGTATGACGCGGTTATTTTTGATAACACGATTGAGGCTGAAAGATTCCGGGGAGAAAAAACAATTGCAATAGCTCCTTTGGCAAACGATAATATTTTGCTGCTGAAAAATGACGGGATCGAGGAAAGAGATCCGGAAACGGGCAGAACATATTTTAACCAAACGGGCAAAGGGATAATTTCGCGGGAGAGTTTGGAAGTTATTGGCGGAATTCCGTTTTGGTGTTCGTTAGAGGACGCGCACGCTTACGTAAACCAAGATATTAAAGACTGGATGAGTGATAGTATAAGAAAACTTTACAATCAAATTATCGGCGGGAAAAACGCGATTGTTAGCATCCGTGATAAGTATAACCATTACAGAATTAGAATTTACGATGTAACAAACAGAACAGAATTTTTATTAACAAGCCGGGGATGGCACGTTCATAAAAAAGAAGTATTTGCCTATAAGTACAGCAAAGGATTTAACAACCAAGTTTGGTTTATGGATATTGATGGGAATCTATATGTAATAACGGGACCAAAAGATTTAGATGCTGCGGATGAAGGAATGTTGTTGACAGACACTTTTGCAGACGAGGATGTTTCTTAATTTCAAAAAATATTGTCCGGGGGGATAATGAAAAAGTTTATTCTACTTTTCTTTTTAATAGCCGCTTTAATTACCGAAGCGCAAACATCATGCTACCAATACACTTACTTAAACAAATACGGCAGGGGAGTTGCGGGACAGTTGATACAAATTTTACCTTACGGGAATACCTACCCTACCGGGGCAATTACAGTACCGGATGTTTCGGGAACTCCGGGTTTGTATGAAAAATGTACTATTGCCGATGGTGATTATGACGTCTATTTGAACGGCTCAAAGAAATTCCAAAAGGTATGGATCGGCGCGGAGAGGCAAACTACTATTGCCGATAATTATGAAACGAATTTCGACGGCAGTAATAAATTAATTTACGGCGCTCTTTCTCAAGCTGTTAAGGATAGTATTGCTAAAGCCGGGACTGTAGATAATGTAACAATAGAAAAAGTTTCGGGGGTTCAGCAAGTAAAAGAGGGCGGAATTCAAGGGGAACATATTGCCGATGGCGAAGTTGGTATGCCGGAATTATCGCAAACAGTAAAAGACGGTTTGGTTGGTGATGGATCGGGGAGGCTGCCGGATGGTGTAACCTTGCAAGTTACTGTTAATGGTACAGATACAACTTATTCTTTGCATGATGATTACAAAGCTAAGATTGACGCGATTGTAAATATTATTGATTACTACCCAACGGCAATTAAAAGTAGCGCGCCGGGAAGCGCGACTGAAAGTCAATCAACATCGGCATTAAATAACGCGAACAATGCTGTTAAAACGGCGGGCGGAGAAATTGTTTTGCCGCGCGGAACTTATAGCCTTAACGCAAATGTAACCATTGACAGCCTTGTACATTTACGGGGTG